TTGTAGTGAAAAGTGGTAAAATAGGTGGTAAATTTACTGTGACTTCTGGTGGAGGTACGCAACATTTTTCAGTGGTGGGTGGAGATGTGGTAGGTGGAGGTGTAGTAGGTGGAGGTGTGGGTGGAGGTGTAGTAGAAGTAGATAGAGGTAGAAGTAGAGGTAGATGTGGAGGTAGATGTAGAGGTAGTAGGTGGAGATGTAGGTGGAGGCGCAGAGGTAGTAGATGTAGAGGTAGAAGTAGAGGTAGTAGGTGGAGATGTAGTAGGCATAGGAATTGTAGATATAATATCCCATAATAGGGGATAAATTTATAAAATTTACTTTTTAAATTACATTAAAATATAATTATCATTAGTTACTATGTAGAACGTATTCGCATCCCGAGTAGTTGATAAAGTTGAAAAAGTTGTTCTATTAGTGCTTACTAAATTTGTTATAGTGCTACCAAAACCAGCTATTTGAGTGTTACTATCGATTCCTTTACCTCCAATAGCCTCCCAATCGCCAATATTAGCTCCAGTGCCACTCTTCAGTCGATATAGTATTTTAGTGTCACTATTATAAGCAGTGTCTCCAATTTCTGCTGGAGCGACACTGGTGATATTTGTCACCGTCCCTTTAAATAGATTGCCAGCAAGGATACCACCAGTCGTCACCCCATCACCAATAAATAATCGTTTGGTATCAGTAGTGAAAGCAGGTTCCCCCGAATTAAAAATTATATTCTGGCGTTCATTATCAGTTCCTTGACGGAATAAAATTTTTAATAGTGTGTTGTTGAAGATTTCTATACTCATGATTAATATGCGAAAATTGGAATTGCGAATCTACCGAATGGTTGACCTGTTTTTGATGTAGAATCACCCTCAAAAGTTAAGAATCCAGCGGAAGATAGATTTACTACTACCGTAGTGAAACCATTTGAAGATAAAGTTCTAAATTGTGTTATTCCTAATCCTGGAATAGCACCAACTCCATCGATAGCATGTGAAGGTCTTCCATTAAAGATAGTGGATAAACTACTATTAATATTACTCCCATTACCAGTAAATGCTGAGAGGCATGTCAGTGTTGAGAAAACAGACCTTTGAACTGCTTTTGTATCGCTAATGTTCGTCCACGCGCTTAATTCGGTAGCAGATGAACCATTCATTTGGTATAGAACACCATCGAAAGTCGATACATCATTACCATTAGCATTTAGAGTTGTTAGAGAGTTGTATGTGCTTACTGGTGGAAAAAATTGTGATTTACCAGAATAGGAACTAATTGAATTGTATAATGACGTATAATTGGCAGTTAAAACACCACCGACAAATGAAAAATTCGTCGGATTAGTTCTCAGAGTAATTGTATTACCATTCCCACCGCTCAAACCATTCCCAAATGATGTTGACAATAACTCTCTAGTAGTGATCGATGCAGCATTTAGCGATAATTTATTAGCTGAAAGTCCGAAAAATGTTGGGTTATAATTAATTTGTAATTTATTATTATTAATAAATAATCCACCATCAACTGTATTTGGGTTTATTTTAGATGCCGATAGACCACTCAATTTCAAATTGATTGTTGAAGACGAGTCATACTCAAATTCTTGTGATACTTTGGTAGCGATTTTACCCCATTTTGTGATATCAGTATAAGGGTTTGCCGTTAATTGATACCAAATATTATCAATTGACGCTATATCACCTACTTCCGAATATGTATTAGATAAACTATAAAAATTAGTCAGAGGTACGTGATTTTTTGTTGTCACCGACACTCCACCACTTAATACACCGTTTCCAACATATAACCGATTTGTATCAGTGGTGTATGCAGGTTCTCCCTGATCCAAACGAACCGATTTTCGTTGATCGTTTGTTCCCCTACGAATTTTTATTTTTGATATGTAAAAGTCAGGCATAATTATGAAGTTCTTTTCCAAACATAGACACCAAAGGAAGGAGGGCAGTTATTTACGGGAGTCCCAGTACCAGTATTATTAAGAAATACTTGACCATCCAACTTCAATATTTTATTTGTACCGCTAGCTGAGGTATGTCCAGAATTTTGATGATCAAACGATTGTAGCGAATCTAGCAGAGTTGGTTCACCAGATGTTATAGCTCCTCCACCACTACCTACAGTACCTGTAACACCAGTATGGGTATGAGCAGGAAGTTGTGAAACCGACAATATATTTAAATACTCGCCACTATTGTTACCACTTGTGATGTTTTTATCATTTAACCCATCATTACCCAAACCAACACCAGCCAAAAATTTACCCTGTGCCTCTACCACCTGTTGCCAAACGGTACCCAAAAATCTTAATTGAGGGTTGATATTATCAGTTGAAAGATAAATTGAATTTACAGGATAAATGTAATCGATCAAAGATGCGTATCCTGTTATCGCGAAACCATCTGCTGATAATGTTCCAGTGAAAGAAGCACCACCACCTTCAGAACCAATTTTCATGGATGTTTTATTACCCAAACCATCATAAATTTGTGGTAAGTTGGTTTCACTAACAGGTACATTTGAGGTATGTAATATTCCTGCATAAGAATCTGCGATGAATTGGTCAGTAAGATCAGGTAGCATAATATTATTTATTCGGAAGTTGTTAAATTGGAAATTAATTTTTGCTGAATTTCGACTATTAATGTGAAAATTCTCTGCATAGTCGTTGTGTTGATGCTTTCATTACCATTAACTCGTAAATTATCAAAGTCGTAATTGATCAATTCAATATTATTTAATAATACTTCATCTTTTCTAAAATTAAATGAATTTGACGCTTTGGTAAAGAGTGTCAATACGTCTTTCAGAATGTTTAAAAGATTTTGATTGAAAAATATACCGAACGAATAATCTCCACATGTTACATTTTTGAAATTTTTCGTAATATTACTATCAATTGCAGTATATCTATTATCTTCAATAGGTTGTTTTAGAGCATATATTCTACCAGAATTGTGTAATATTGTATAATTCTTATTACCTTTGGTGATTTCACTGAATAACAAATTATAAAAGTTATTAGCATTCATTCTATTGGTATTCCACTTAGTTGGAGTATTACCAAACTTATGATAAGTGTTTTTGAAAAGATAATCAGGTGGATATTTTAAATTAAATTTCTTGAAATTATTGGCAGTATTACGGGGATTTGATATAAATCTTGTTTCAATATTTTTCACACTTCTTATGTAGAAGATATTAGAATCGTAAGTTGAAAAAGCGACATCATAATTATCTGTATCCAAATCATTTATTTCATAATTAATGAAAGTAGTGGAGATAGAATAAGGATCAAATGTAAAAATCGAATAAATACCGTTTTTTTCGTGTAAAATAATAACAAAATCATCGACATTTCTGATATCAATTGCCACAACATTTTCTATGTTATATTCGAGTAGATTTACCGTTCCAAGTAATGTTGAAGATTTTTTATTCCAAAGATAAAGAATATTTTTATCAATTACTGTTCTTATATTGTCACCATATTTCATAAATTTCACATTATTGGAATTTATGTTAAAAAATTTGTCATTGAAATAACCAAATGCTTTTGAAAATTTCTCTTTAGCACTCCATTTTAAAGAAATGGTGTCAACATTGCCGATTTTTATACTATCAATTAAGATTAAAGTTCCACATTCGATATAATTCAATCCTTCATAAGTGTTGATGACATCATTTATAATTATATTGATTTTATTTTCAAATTCATCATAATTTATGCCATAAACTTCCTTACCAAATTCCAACTCTTGGATATCATATGTCAATAATGAAGTATCATCAAATGATCCATTTATTGTTATCAATTCTTTACCAGTGGAGCAGAGATATTTGAATGTTTGATCCGATTTTACGATAAAATCACCATATTTTACTTTTTCCAAAAAATCCCATTCACTAGAATAGTTAAAATTATCAATATGTGTGACTACATCTTTACCCACCATCAAATCATCGTTTCTTTCATCTCTAATTGTTGATGATAGCCCATAAAAATGGCAATCGTTTTCATCGAAATCCACAATTTGGGGATTACTAATAATTAAAGATTTAAAAACAATCAAATTATTAGTGTTGATTTTATCGAAAATTTTATCTAATTCATTTTTATTTAAAACATCAAAAGCATTAGTGAAATATGGTGTTATGTTTTGAATCGAATCAAATTGATTATCAAATTCTAATTTTCTAAGATAAAATTCTGAGGAAAAATTATTTTTCGATGTCAATTCTTCAGAGAATTGGTCTTTGGTTTTACCTGTATAAGCTATACCATTATCAACATTAAAAAATCCTGAATAATCAATACCATTTGAGGTAAAGGATTCACCGTTTGTATATTTAAAATATGTAATCATTATTCAATAAATTCTATGTTATTTACTTCCGAAGTTAAAGGTGAGAAGGACTTGCATGTTTCCGTTACAATCCTTTTCAATTCATTTTTGATATTATCAGGGAGACTAATATTTTTAATCAAAATATCAACATGATTTGATTTGAAGGTTTGATTATTACAGACACTTTGTAACAATTCGATTTCATCTTCGCTATTTCGCTGTCCAGATGGAATAGTGATAACCAGAGTATCTATACTTTGCAACCCATTGGTATATGGCAATATTAAAGATTCGTCGAAATCAATATATCTGGTATATATTTTGAAATTTTGGACATTATCATTACCAACAAAGTCTCCGAAAAGTATTTTCTTACCAAAAAATTGTGATATATCAAAAGTGAACTCTTTGATACTTGTGCCATTCATATTGAAATATCCTCGTCCATTAATAGTATCGATAGCAACTGTCAATGTGTTAATTTTTAATTTTTTAAAGCTTGCAGTAGCATCAAAACTGATAATAGTTTCATTACTAGGATCATACAAATTTAACAAAAAGGAAATGTTATCACTACTTTTATCAATACTCAATCCACCGTTAATATTATTACGTCTACTAGAAAATGACCAATTGGTATTATCACCGCTGAAAGTGAAAAATATGGTAAAAACACCATCCGTATTTATATTGTCAAAATAATTTATTTCTTCAAAATAATTGGAATTTTCAATTCCACATACTGGAATTTCATTTGGAGAACTCACATCAGGTAAATAATTTAACCGTTCATATACAAATACATCATTTGGTTCAATGATAAAATCGCTTTTCTTGTCAAAAACCTGATAAGCTGACAGACTTTGTTTAATAAGTTCATTCCCCGATACTAATTGTTCGATTAAATCAGTGTAAGTAATATTGAAAGTTGAATTAGTCGCCAATGCAGATGCCTTCTCAATACGATCAGGGTAATAATATCTATCTACCCATACTTTATTATTACTTAAAGGCGAACCAGATAACCAAGTGCATAGGTAATTTTGTCCATCAGTGTATCCATTGGTATTATCCAATTTGTAAACCTTATCAGCATACAAAGGATTTGTATATGAAAATGCTCCTGATTCTGCAAATTTTGTATCATTTATGTTGATTTTTGTGAAAGGATTTAGATCGTTTGGAGCTTTAATCGTATTTATACCACTTTTAATGATATAAGGTTTATTGTAAAATACATAATTTAAAGACAAACTTTCGTCTCTCTCACTATCAATATCATTGAAAATCGATGTATACGATCTCATCTCTTTCATATAGAAAGGAGAATTGTTTGAAGATATCAAAGTGTTTCCAGATGTGAAAATATCTTCCTGAGTCAATTGGTTTTTCAAAGTGATGATCTCAACATCATCGTTTTCAGAATGTAATAGATAATTGTTAGATAAATCTTTTTCTATTAGATTATCTGGAATGGTGTTACTCTCATCATAACCAACCAATGAAAAATTCTGATTGTTGTCAATATTATTATAGATTTTTTTATCAATTTTGATATTGTTCAGAGGAGCCAAAACTTTATTGGCACTTGTAAACGGAACCAAAGTTAGTGTATTACCTTGTTTTGTTAGTAACTTACAAGATCCATCATTTCTGAATAGGCATAACGAGTTATTAGAGCTAGAGTAAATGTAATTGAAATCTATGCCAGACAATCCTAATTTTCTAGTGTAAAAATTAACAGTGTTATTAGAATCTTGTGTCAAATAATATTTTTTATAATTGTAAATTTTGTAAATGTTGCAAACATTCGAATCTTTCAAATCAATTATAAAATTGGTCGAATCTGATGTGATATTGAAGAAAGAATAATCTCCATAATAATCATAATTTGTATAAATACCAGATAATCCCAATTGCTTCGTATCTTTTGGGTTGAATTCTAAATAAATTTCTCCAAATTTTAAAAATGTCAGAGACTTTTCCAATTTTATAACATTTTTATCATTGGAAGTTATATCAGACAGCTTACGCTCATCAGTCAAATAGAAAATGCTGTAATTTTTATATTTGACATCTCTGATGTTGGAAAATGCGTTATAAAAATTGAATTTATACCCTCCATCATAGTATCTTTCAAATTTATTGAGCGTGAAATTCTCATCATTATACGAGAACTCACGAGCTTTACAGGATGATATTTTACTTATAAAGGTATCCACATTAGTATTTAATTGAATGGTGTTTCAAGCTCAATCAAATACCCACCATTTTTGGTCACAAATTGGTGTATTTTTTTATCGAATTTGCTAATGGTGTTTATCAACGTCAAATCTTCAATACTTTGTGAATAATTATAATTAACAACACTGATGGGAACGGTGAAAGTGGAGATATCACCATTACAATAGGATACGTAAAAATTTGCCGATAGATTTTGACTTGTTGAAGAAACACTTGGGTAATACACATGACTATGAGTATTGTTCAATACCTCCGAATACCTACTAATCGGTGAAAAA